CGGGAATTCCAGACGTCAATCCGAGATTCGGTGCATAAGCTATTGTGCGATCAAATCGAATCATTGCGATTGCATGGATTCTATGAAATAACCCAGACGTCAATCAGAGCCAAGAACGGCTCTGAATTCTTTTTTGTTGGCTTAAAAAATAATGTATCCAACATAAAGTCATTCGAAGGCGTTGATATTTGCTGGGTTGAAGAAGCGCAGTCTGTGTCCAGAATGTCATGGAATGTGCTAATCCCAACGATTCGTAAGCAGGATTCGGAGATCTGGATCAGCTTTAACCCGGAGCTTGAGACTGATGAGACGTTCCAACGCTTTGTGGTGCATCCTCCTGCTGACTGTGTGGTCACTAAGATCAACTGGAGCGATAACCCCTGGTTCCCAGAAACCCTAAAAGCTGAGAAGGACGCGCTTAAAGAGCGGGACATTGAGGCTTACAACACCGTCTGGGAGGGCATATGCCGGCAGACCGTCGACGGTGCAGTGTTTGCCAGGGAGATGCAGGACGCAGAGCTTCAGGGGCGCATTGGACGGGTTCCGTTCGATCCTAGCAAGCCCGTTCACGCCGTGTTTGACCTAGGATGGTCTGATGCTACGGCAATCTGGTTTCTCCAGTTTGTCGGCATGGAAACGCGCTTGTTGCGTTACATGGAGAACAATCAAAAGACAATCAGCTATTACCTAGCGCAATTGCAGACGTTTGGATACCATTACGATACGTTGTGGCTTCCGCACGACGCCGAGAATAAAACCCTGGCCGCTGCTGGCAAATCCATTGAGGAGATTGTTAGAGCGGCTGGATACAAGACACGAATCATTCCGAGAGTGCCAATTGCTGACTCTATCAATGCTGCGCGAACTATTTTCAACAACTGCTGGTTCGACCGAGATGGATGCGCGGAAGGTCTTACCTGTCTGCGCCACTATCGGTACGAAGTCGACCCAGAGACGGGTGGATTCTCCAAGTCTCCCCTTCACGACCATTATTCGCACGGCGCAGACGCATTTAGATACATCGGATTGATGGTCAACGAACCAAAGCAACGTAAGAAACAAGTAACCTTCACGTTACCAACGAACTGGATGGGCTGAAATGGCAAATTATCAAAACGAAGGCGAGGACGGGCGCATTGCTGATGCAATGAAATTTCTGCGTCTGGCAAGCGAGGCCGATAGCGTCAACCGTAGCGATGCGCTGGACGATCTGCGCTTTGTCAGCGGCGATCAATGGCCAGTCGAGATCCAGAACAGCCGGAACCTGGAAGCCAGGCCGTGCCTGACCATCAACAAGCTCGACGCCTATTGCCGGCAGATCGCAAACCAGCAGCGTCAGCAGCGTCCCAGGATCAAGGTCCATCCGTGCAACAGCTATGCAGACAAAGAGACTGCCGAGGTTGTCGAGGGTATCTGTCGGCACATTGAGATCAACAGCGACGCCGATAGCGCTTATGACCGAGCGTTTGAGTCTGCCGTCAGGATGGGTTGGGGCTACTGGCGCGTGGTCACAGATTACACAGCTCCTGATTCGTTTGATCAAGAGATTTACATCGAGCCAATCGAGAACCCGTTCAGCGTCTACTTCGATCCAAACAGCACGGCGCTAGATGGCTCGGACCAAGAGCGTTGCTTGATCACGACGATCATGAGCAAGGACAAGTTTCGGGATATGTATCCCGACGCTGATGATGGCGGCAACTTCTCAGCTCGAGGTGGTGGCGATAGCAATCCAGAATGGGTCACCAAAGAGGACGTGCGGATCGCTGAGTACTTTTACATTGAGCGCACGCCGGCCAAGCTCTATCTGCTGAACGACAAATCACGGCTGTTCAAAGACCAGCTCCCAAGCAAGGATTTCATGGCCCAGCACGGGCTTGAGATCGTTGGCGAGCGCGATAGCTACAAGAAGGTTGTGAAGTGGTGCAAGCTCACCGCGATGGAGATCCTCGAGGAGCGCGACTGGCCAGGTAAATTTATTCCTGTCGTGCCGGTCTATGGCGGTCGAATCGTGATTGACAGCAAGTCAATCAAGTACGGTCTGGTGCGCTATGCCAAAGATCCCCAGAAAATGTATAACTTTTGGCAAACTTCCATGACCGAGGCAATTGCCTTGGCGCCAAAAGCCAAATGGCTGCTGGCCGAGGGTCAGGACGAGGGCCACGAGACTGAGTGGGCCGCGGCTAACATCAAAGCCACGCCGGTTCTGCGATACAAGCAGACCGACATTGAAGGACGCACGGCGCCGGTTCCGACGCGCTTGCAACCAGAGCCACCACCGCTGGGCATCATGGGCGCTGCTGAGGCTGTCAGCAACGATCTACAGCAGGTTGTTGGCATCTTTGATCCTGCGCAGCTCCCAACTGGCAACATCACAGGCAAAGCGTTGAATGGTCAGCAGCAGCAGACGGATATGACGAATTATCACTACTACGATAATTTGACTAAATCCATTGCCCAGACTGGCCGGATCATTCTCGATATGATCCCCAAGATCTACGACAGCGAGCGCGTGATGCGGATCATCGGCGTTGATGGCAAGCCAGACTTGATCACCATCAATGAAGCCTCCCAGATTGGGAGAGTGCTGAACGACGTGACGGTTGGCGAGTATGACGTCAGCATGGATACGGGACCAGGATACGCATCACGGCGCATCCAAGCGGTCGATGCAATGATGCCGCTCATTGGCTCCAGCCCAGAGCTGTTCCAAGCTGCCGGCGATCTGGTTTTCCGACAGATGGATTTCCCTGGCGCCGACATCATTGCCGACCGGCTGGCCGCTGCTAACCCGCTGGCGCAGATTGATGAGAAGTCAGATATACCGCCACAGGTCCAGATGCAGCTCGCACAAGCGAAGCAAGCCGTGCAGCAGATGCAGCAGCAAATGCAAGCAATGCAGCTCGAGATCAACAACCGTAGCGAGGTGGCGCAGATCAAAGAAGAAGGCGCAACCAAGCGCAAGCTGATGGAAGTCACGGCAAAGGCGCACAACACCGAGACAATGGCTGAAGTGCGCGTCAATGACCAAAACACTCGAGCAATCACCAGTCAAAACAAGACCGAGATTGACGCATTGGTAAACCTTCTAGTTCACAATATGCCAATCGACGTGCTGGCACGTGAGATTGAGCGTCGTAATGCTGAGCAAATGATGGCAGCGCAGTACGCCGTGCAAGACATTGATCAAGGTCAAAACCCGTTTATGCAATAGTCTTTGACACCAATGCAAAAGCGGGGTATATAAACGCAATCGTACCGGCGCGTTTCACCGGGTAAATCCGTGGGTAACCATGTCAGCAGAGCCAAGAGAGACAACGCAAGTTGTCACAAGCGAAAACCAAGCCGAATTTTTTGCACAAAAACTGAACTTAGCTCCCGAAGGTGAGATTGAGGCTGCTGATGAAGCAGAGCCAATCGAATCCGAGGTTGAGAATGAGCCAGATGCGGAAGATGAAGCACCAACCGTAGAAAGCGAAGGGAAACCTAGCAAGCTAAAAGCGCGGTTTTCAGAGCTGACTAAGCAGCGCGAACAGGCCAGGGCAGATGCCCAACGTGAACGTGATGCTAGGGAAGCACTGGAAGCACGGCTAGTGGCTTTGGAGCAAGGACAGGCGCCGAGACAGGCTCCTGTTGCTGATGCCAAACCGACGCCGGATCAATTCACCGATGCGTTTGAATACGCAGAAGCATTGGCTGAATATAGCGCTGAAAGAGCACTTAAAGAGCGAGATCGGCAGGATTCAGAAAGGCGAGCGCAAGAGCAACAGGCGAAAGTCGTACAGACTTGGACCAAACGGCTCGAGGCGGCAAAGGCTGAGATTGATGATTTTGATGAGATGGTGTCGTCAAGCGATATTGTTGTGCCGAATCACATTCGGGACGCAATATTAGAGTCAGACGTAGGACCACAAATCCTGTATCACCTTGCATCAAATCAAGATCAGGCCAGAACCTTTAATGATATGTCGGCAGCGCAAGCTCTGAGGGCTATTGGCAAGCTAGAAGCAAAGTTTGAGAAATCTGAAACTGGCAAACCTGAGCGATCTGTGGTAAAAAGCAAGGCACCAGCCCCGATTAACCCTATCAAGTCAAGCAACGCAACCGCTGATAATCTTGTGAATTCCAAAGGGGAGTTTCATGGGACATACGCAGCATGGCGAGCGGCAAGACAAGCCGGCAAGATCAGGTAAACAGATTTAATGCGTCTATGACGCGAAGGAAATAAAATGGCCAATACCCTTTTAACGATCAGCAAGATCACCAACGAAGCGT